CCAACATATTCAACAGTAGCAACAAGTGGTAGTTATAATGATTTAAGCAACAAGCCTATTATTCCAAATGATATTGACGACATGTCAGATGTTGATACATCAACAACACCTCCAACAAACGGACAAGTGTTAAAATGGTTAAACAACAAATGGTTACCAGCAGATGATATAACATCAGGTGGTGGCGGATTAAATGCTGACACGCTTCAAGGCTTTGGAGGAAGTTATTACTTAGACTGGAACAACGTTACAAGCAAACCTGTTTATCAAGTATCTGATTTAGATGATACAAGTGTAAGTGATGTTACAGCAGGTCAAATTATACAATGGACAGGATTAACTTGGGACGCAGTTGACTTTGAATTATCATTCACAAGCATTACAAGTAAACCAACAACACTTGCAGGTTATGGAATTACAGACGCACCAAGCGTATTAACAGACTTAGGCATTTCAGATGGTGCGGCAAACACAGTATTGACAACAGATGGTTCTGGTACATTTAGTTTTGCAACAAACTTATCTGGTGTAAGTTTAGTTAATGCAGGATCAGTTGGATTTGCGGCAGGCACTGTTGTTAACGAATTTAGTACAGATGGAACACTTGCTGGTAATAGTAATTCAGCAGTTCCGGTAGAAAGTGCTGTAAAAACTTATGTCGATACAGCAGTTGCAGGGGCAGGTGGATCAGAAGGACTTGCTACAAGAACAACAGCGGCAGTATCAACAAACAGTATTGGTAATGATGCAACTGAGAATGTTTCTATTACAGGTTTCAAGTCATACATGTTGATGAGTATACAAACATCATCGGCGGCATGGGTTAGATTATATACAAGTTCAGGAAACAGAACAGCAGATGCAGGTAGAGGCGAAGGAGTTGACCCTGCACCAGACGCAGGAGTAATTGCTGAAGTATTAACAAATGGTGCACAAACTATTGAGTTTGGTCCAGCAGTATTAGGTTGGAACAGTGCAAACGATACAACAATTTATGCGGCAGTAAAAAATAAAAGTGGTGGAACTGCAACAATAACAACTACACTTAAACTGCTTAAATTGGAGGGTTAACATGTCTTTAAAGAAGCATGTAGAAAAAAAGATCTACATGGTTACACTTAAGAAAGGTGTAGACAATGTAGCATTTGCCAATGACATGGAAACGCCAGGTGGTGCTTTACACATTCCAGATAGATCAGTAGGTGTACACAATCCAAGACCAGAATCAAGAACAACAGAATATTGGCTTACAGAATCAGAAAAGAATTTAGTCAGCAATGACGACAGAGTATTAGCGGTTGAACTCAACCCTAAAGATGCAAACTTAGATGTTTCGGAGAATTCAATTATCGAACAAACAGGTTTGTTTGCACGTAATTCAGCAAACACAGACACAGACTTGAACTGGGGACTTCTACGTCTTGTAGAAGGATCGAATAGAACCAATTGGGGATATTTTAACACAGAAATTAACGACACAATATCATTTAATGCAACTGGTCGGAATGTAGATTTAGTTATTTGCGATGGTGACGGTATATACATCGGACATCCTGAATACAAACAACCGTCAGGACAAGACACCGATGATGGTTCTGCGGAACGCATCGTGCAATATAATTGGTATCAACACAATCCGGCTATCACAGGCGGGTCAGCGGGGAACTACAGTTATAGCAATCCTGGAAGTTACCACGCTAATCACGTCATGGGAACAGCGGGAGGCAACAGACAAGGATGGGCAAGAGATGCGAATTTATATAATCTTTTCTACTATGCTGGCGCTTCTGGTAATACTAATTTTCCTTACGTGTTCGATTACATTAGACAATTTCACGCGAATAAATCCGTTAATCCAAACACAGGAATTAAAAATCCAACAGTCGTCAACAACTCATGGGGAATGAGTATATTTGGATATCAATGGAGTTTTGGTGCTATTGATGCTGTAACCTTTAGAGGTACAAGATTCACACCAGGTGGTACTACCACTTATAATGGTATTTCAGGTGTGTTTACTTCTGACGCAAGAATAGGAACTTTTACAGCAGATCCAGAAAACATTTCACAACGTATTACGACTTCAGGAAGTGAAGGAACAGTTGGTGGTGACTTTAATGCTATACCAACAGGCTTTGTAAGATCAGGTGGAGAAATTGAACTCAGTTTAAATGTTTTACCTAATGCAAGTTACACAGCAACTATACAAGGACCTGCAACTATTAACTATAAACACAATGTTAGTTCACAAGGAATTACAGGTATATCAGATATTGATCTTACAGTTACAGTTCAAGATTCAAGCAGTGCTACGGTTCAAACTGAATCAGATAGTGCAACATCAGTTGATGGTGGATTTGCTGAAGTTAATATTATAAGTGGAAATATTAGTTTACCTAACAACGAACAATACAGTATTACTTGGCAATCAACTGTTTCAGAAGGTACTGATCCAACATCGGCGGCACTATTAAGATGTACACTTGTAGGTTTTACAGGTGGAAGTCCATCAGCAACGGTTACAAGTCTTGGTACAAATATACCTATTGCTTCTACAACAGGATTGACGGCAAGTGTTACGCCTACAACTGGTGGTAATGATGACGGATACTGGACACTTACTGTACCGTTCAATGTAACATTTTTAAATCAAAGTTCACCAACTATCTATATAGGTACAAACAGTTATCTTACATTTGGTGGTGGAGCGACAACTTGGGATGGTATCGATGAGAATACTCCTAACTTTCCAAAAGTTATGGTAACAGCAGAAGACTGTAGTTGTCAAAGAATTTTTTATGGTTCTTCAGGTACAGTTGGTAGTAGAATTTATAGATTAGTGTGGGAAGGTAATGCAAGTACAAGTGGTACATTAGGTTCGCCTACTATAAGATATGAATATAAATTTTACGAAGCAACACCTACACAGATTGATTTAACAGTTGAACAAAATGGTAACAAACAAACATCTGGTTCTTTTACAACAGCACAACTTAATAGTTGGGGATTTATAGCAGATCAACGTATTCCTGTAAGAGTTGCGGCACTTGATGCAGACATTGAAGATGCCATAGACGAAGGTGTTATTACAATAGGTGCGGCTGGCAACGGTCAATGGAAACATGATGTGCCGGGTGGTCCTGATTGGGATAACACATTTGAAATGAGTGGCAATACATATTATTATATGCGTGGAACTTCACCTACAGCAAATGATGACAATGTAAACGGAACATACGATATACCTAATATTTGTGTTGGTGCTACTGACACAGGTCTTACACAAGATACTGACAGTGTGAGAAAAGATAGAAAAGTATCATTTAGTGACTGTGGTCCTGGCGTTGATATTTACGCTCCTGGCACATCTATCATGTCAGTTTTGAATACAAGTTATTCAGGTGGTGGAACAACAGATCCGAGAAGCGGCAGTTCGCCCAGTTATAAAATTGGAAAGATTTCAGGTACAAGTATGGCAAGTCCACAAGTAGCAGGATTGGTTGCATGTTTGATGGAAACATATCCGCACTATACTCAAGAACAAGTAAAAGAATATTTGATTCAAAAATGGTCAGTAACAAGTCAACTGTATGATGCTATTTCAACAGAAGATCCTACAGATACAGATGATTTGCAAGGTTCTCCAAATGAACATGCAAAGTATAATTTTGAAAGACCGATAGATGGTGCTATGCACCCTAAGAAAGACTATAATTTAAGGCCTACTACAGGAGCAATGTATCCAAGGCCAAGAACTACAGTACGTAAGAGACCACCAGAATAGGATAAATATTAGTATGGCAATACAAACAGTTAATATCGGCGGCGTAGCAAATGACGGAACAGGTGATGATTTACGTGAAGCATTTGTAAAAGTTAATAATAACTTTACAGAACTTGACAATCGTAATCCTGAGCAAACAACTGCATCTAATTTAGGTACAGCAGGACAAGGTGTCTTTGCACAAAAGACTGGATTTGATTTACAATTTAAGAAAATCAAAGCAGGCGGTAATGTTACAGTTACATCAGATAGCAGTAACGTTATTATTGAAAGTGTTGGCGG